GATAAGATATCTAATAATAGGAATACTTCTTTATCTTCTATTTCAGTGTTGGACAAATCCTAGTTATGCTAATAGTATATACATAACACAATCAGGTTCTAATTTAGATTTAGACATTACACAAGACGGACAAAATAATGAGATTGAAGCATTAAATGGTAATGGATCTGCCATAGTATATGGCACTAATAGTACAGCCTCATTTAGTCAAACAGGCAACAGTAATCAAATAAGAGTGTGGTCAGATTATTCATCAGGCAAAAGTAGTACAAGCAATCAAACAGGTAATAGTAATATTAGTTTAGTAGATAATCACGGACAAGATAATACAATTACAATGAATGTAACTGGTAATAGTAATTACACATTTAACGAAATAGGTAATGGTGGTGATACAGATAATACAATTACAACAACTATAAATGGTGATAGTAATAATGTAATCGCTGAAGTACAAAACGGTGATAATAATGCCCTTGATGTACAAGTACAATCACAAAGTAACAACATTGTAAGACTTTATGTAAATGGTAATAATAACAATTCTAAAGTATGGCAAGGTAAACATGAAAATGGTGATGTAGATAATAACGAAACAGGTGATAATGACGCATACTGGTATATTACTGGAAGTAGTAATAATACAGCAAGTTATCAAACAGACGATAACAACAATGGTGGTCAATATACTTGGAATGATATAGACGGTAGTTCTAATAACATAAAGATTACACAGCGTGGTGCTTCAGACCATTACAGTTGGTTAGATGTGAATGGTGATAGTAATAACATAGATGTGAAACAACGAGGTAATAGTAATAAACAAACATCAACTATAACCGTAGATGATGGACATTCAGTAGATGTATTTCAACGATATGGCGACCACACAGCAACAATCAATCTAACAAATGCTGGTGGTGGTTATAATTTAGATTTAGACCAAACGGATTCATCAAATAGAACATACTCATTGACTGGCACATGTGCCACTACAAGTGGTTGTGCTGTTACCGTAACACAAAACTAAACTAAATATTAATATGAAATGGTTGACACACTGGTCAACTGCCTTTATTACATTGGTGGTATTGACCTATATTGGATTACAAGACCCAGGGTTCAAAGAAATCTTACGCCTAAAATCATTTGATTATCTACTAGGCAACGAGGAAGTCAAACCATCACAGGACATTACCATAGTAACAATAGATGAACAAGCCATAGAGAAGTATGGTCAATGGCCATGGCCTCGTAATGTATTATCAGACTTAATTGTAAATTTAAGACAATCACAAACTGGCATAATTGTTATGCCTATATTGTTTAGTGAACCAGATAGATTTGGATATGATGAAGAATTTTGTATTACATTAGGTTATGGTACAGTAATTGCACAAACAGGTACAACGCAAACAAGAAAATCTAATCCTGTGCCAAGAGGTGTGGCAAAGATTGGCGACCCACTAAACTTTTTATATGAATGGCCTGGTATGGTTGGACCATTACCAAGTCTGGCACAATGTACACAAGGTGTAGGTGTTATCAACACAGCACCAGAGATAGATGGCGTTACAAGACGAGTGCCATTATTGATGAAGATAGGCGAAGAAGTTTATCCTAACATGGCAATAGAAACAATAAGAGTTGCTGTTGGTGATCCATCTTATCAAGTCAAAGCAGATGATACAGGTGTTGTGGCGATGAGAGTGCCTGCATATGCAACAATCAATACAGACGCTAATGCCAGAATATGGTTACGATGGAATAAAGAGTTTAAAACAATAAGTGCCGCAAGTGATAACTTTGATGAGGCTGCAGGTACAACTGTTATAATTGCATTGACGGCAGAAGGTCTATCAAGTGTAATTGCAACACCTACTGGTGAACAATATGATTATGTGATAAGTGCCAACTCACTACAAACAATACTTGATGGTGAGACAATCAAAAGATATGATAGTTTAATTGAATTAGCGCTTGCATTTTTGGCAGGTTGTGTTATAATAGTATTAACAAGATATGCGCCATACTGGATTATTGGTCTTGCATTGATTATTGGTACACTTGGTATTGGTAATTACTTCACGGTTGCATTTGAGACATTAGTATTAATAGATGTTACATGGATATTATTGACATTATGGGTATGTGGTTTTCATGCTACATTCTTACGATTTATATTAGAGTTTAGACTTAAACAACAAATACGAAAACAGTTTGAAAAGTATCTGGACCCAAGACAAGTTGCAATACTTGTAAAGAATCCAGAGAAGTTAAAACTAGGTGGTGAAAGAAAAGAAATGTCTTTCTTGTTTATGGACATTGTAGGTTTCACACCTATTTCAGAATACTATAAGAACAATGATGATCCAGAAGGACTTGTCAATGTCATCAATGACTATCTAAACAGAATGAGTAAGATAGTATTGAAGAACGGTGGTACAATAGACAAGTATATGGGTGATTGTATTATGGCATTTTGGAACGCACCGTTAGATTGTCCTAATCATGCTGAGATGGCAGTAAAGACATCTATTGAGTGTGCTGAAGAAACAGATAGAATTAAGAAAGAGTTTAAAGAAAAAGGTTTGCCAGATATTAACATTGGTTCAGGTGTTAACACTGGTACATGCATAGTAGGTAATATGGGTAGTGAAATGCGATTAGATTATTCTGTTATAGGTGATAGTGTAAATCTTGCGGCACGATTAGAAGCGGCAACAAGAAATTACAAAGATAAGAATGGTAAAGTTACACCTACTTTATATTCATCTTATACACAGGAACAATTGGTTGATATTAAATCAGTTGAAGTGGATAAGATAAAGGTGAAAGGTAAAGAAGAACTGATCACCATCTATAAACCAATGGAGTAAACATGACTATAACTAGGCAGGTAACAACAATGTTATCACAATTTAAAGGGAGAACTAAAATGAAAAACTTAAAGAAACAAACGAAACAAACAAAGATTAAAAATTATTCTAACTTAATGAAGACGCCTAGGTATCAGACGGCATAAATCTTTTACCCTGTGGGGCTACCAGCGCCCTGCAGGGTTTTCATTGTAGGGTCATTTGGCGTAGTATCTTTACCTACAGAAACAGTATTACCAGTATTATTAGTTTGGAATTGTTTATTATCTGTATTAACAACTGTAACTGTTTGTCTATCATTCATAATTGCCTCATCATATAACGCCTCTAATTCTTCTATTCTGTTTAACAATCTACTTTCTTCTTGTATATTATTTGCAAGGTCAGCGTCTTCTGCCGCACTTTGTAGGGCACTAATATAACTGTCTAATTCCTCAGTTGTCATTTGGGTTACTTGTGGTCCTGTACCAACAGACATATCCTGACCTGGCATAATTATTGAACCACCAGAATATGTTGCACCTGAGGCAAATGCTTCTGCCACTTGTCTTAATTCATCTGGTAAAAATTTATAGATAAATCCTAGATAACCATTTGGATCTGGTAACATACCACCAACAGCATTCATTAATATATCAGTAATGTTTGGTAGATTGAATGATGGGAAAGATGGTAGTTTGAAACCAAATACCTCACCAGTTTCTGGGTTATATATTTTCTTTGCAAAATTTGTTAGACTTTCATACATGCCAGATATACTTGGTAGTTGTGGTAATTCAAATCCAAATATTTCTGCTCTACCACTTTCACTTTCACTTGGTTTAGAGAATATCTTTTTTCTAAAACCCTCTAGTGTATCATACATCTCCTGAAAAGATGGTAAGTTTAATTTTTCTTTTAAATCTGTTGCCAGGTTTTTGATTGTTTCTATTGGACTGAATATCGCCCCAATAATACTATCAAACAATTCTGTAAACTTAAATGATTTTAGTGCCTCTTCAGCACCAGTAAATCCAAACTTACCTAGTACAAATCCAACAGCACCTTTTAAGAAGTCTAGTGGCATACCAACAAGTGAATTAACAAGACCTTTTAGACCACCTTCTATACCACCCATAAGTTTTGCAATCTTACTTGGTGGTTCTTTTACAACCATACCTGCAGGACCAGATACAACATCACCACTTGCACCTGTAACCCCATCAATAATACCTTTGATAGTATCAAATGCCGCAATAACAATTGTAAATGGTAAGAATAATTTACCTAACATTTTTAAGAAACCACCAGTCTTACTAAAGAATGATGTAAATGAAGATATGACAGGTAACTTTGTAACAGTAGTTGCCAACTTACCAACTGGTGCGAATATACCTTTTAATTTTGTAATCAATCCTGTTTCACCAAATAACATTAACCCTTTACCACCAGTAAAGAACCTAGTTAGATTACGAGTTGCAATATTCAGACTAATTTTTACTCTACGAGTAAATCTACCAATGATACCTGTTTTAGGATCCATCAACATTCTAAATGTTGCCGCAAGTCCAAGACCTGCTGCAGGTAGACCTTTATATTCTTCTGGGTCAGGTCCATTTACACCAAAGTCTTTGATTAACTTAAATACTTCTAATACTGCTTTGAAACCTTTTGTGAGACCTACAACTGTATATGTTAATATAGTTTGTAATACAGGCATGAGTGGTACAAAGACTTCATCTTTGATAAAGACAAATACATCTTTCATCGCCGTAAATAAATCTTTGACCGCACCTCTGAACTCAGCATTTTGTAATGCTTTTACGATACCTAATATACCTAAGAAGAATATTGCCACACTACCTATAAGTGCCTTTAGACCACCAAGTGATTTAGCAAATACACCACCACCTAAATCTTTACCCTCAACTGCCTCAACTTTATTATCTTGGTTTTGTAATAATGCCAATCTTTCTTGTTCAGCCAACATAGAGGCCTGCTGTTGTAATGCGTCTTCTTGTAAACCAATTTGTTTACCAAACTGTTTGGCAAGAGATTGACCAAAACTTCTATTGGTCGTTTTTGAGGCTGCGATAATTGTCTCTTTTAATTCTTCATTACGGACAACATCATTAGCGTCATTCTCTCTTAACTTATCAATTACATTAGAAAAATCAGCCATGTTCTATTTCTTTTTAAGTGCCTGTGAACCAAAGAAGGCTGCAACAATACCTGCAACAGCAACAAAGTATGTAGGTGCCATATCACCAAGTATCTTACTTGCCTGTTCTAATCCTACAATAGTGGCAAAAACGATTGCGATTGGGTACAGTAATAGACCTGCAAGAGCAAACCATGTCATCTTTCTTTGTGCGTCTCTCATAGCGTCAGCGTCTTCTAACTCTTTACGCTTGAACTCCATATACATTTCATGCTCTTTATCTGATACTTTACCATCACCATTCGTATCTGCTGGGTGTGGTTGTTGTACCACTGTTTTAGTTTCTTCTTCAGCCATTCTATCCCCTTTGTTTTGCCTCTCTTATTTTTCTGTTCTCTTCCTTTACATGCTCATTCAGTAAAGCAAGATAAACTTCACGCTCATATGGTACCAAATTTTCAATCTCCGTCAATGTGATGAAATTTTCATGCATACACATTTTGAAATTAATCTCATAATAATGTTCAAGGTTAATATGCGAGAGGCATATTAAAAAAAACTTTGCATACCTTCTATTTTATATTTAGCCTTTTTCTTTGTCTTTGGGTGTGTCAAAGTTACAATATGCGATAACTTTGGCATTGTAGTAAAGAACTTTTGAATTTTAGAAAACTGGTCTTGCGTTAAGTTTTCTATAAACTCACCTTTATCTTCTTTAGACAAATCAACTGCTTCATATGTTTCTACACCGTTTATTACTTGATGAATACATCTACTTGTCATTTCAACAGCGTCATCTGCCGTTAACTTGTTTATTTTGATACCATTAAATGTTTTAATCGTAGGGTATCTCATAACAACTGACACTTGATCCGTCAAGTCAATTTTATTAGTGTGTTCTTCGTCCATATGTACCTCTACTTTTGACAAGTCAACTTTAGTAGGTACTTTCACATTCTCATCGCCAGGGAATGGTAAGTTAAGTGTAACTTTCTCACCAACTGCTTTAGATCGTATCTTTAAAAAGATATACTCTAAATCAAATGATGGTAATTTATTGACATCTAACTTGCCAAATGTACAACTTGTAACAACATCTGCTACAGCGTCCATCATTTCTACCTCGCCACCTTCTTGCGCCTGAAGTAATATCTTTTCTTCTTTGACCAAGAAAGGTCTATATTTAATCTTCTCGTCCGTACTAGGGACTTCTAACTCATAAGTTTGAGTGTTTAACTTTGGTAAAGCCATAATATCTCCTTATAATTAAAAAGTAAATGGTGGAAAAATTTTACCTCCAAATACTCTACCAATTGGTATACTACGCTTCAATTGATTTAAAACGCCTCTACCTGTTCGTCTCAATTCAGGTGGTAAACTACTAAATAATCCACCGCCTGCTTTCACTTCGCCTGAAGATAGACCGCCAACTTTGCCTGTGCTGTCTATGTCCAGATTAAAGTTTAACCAATCTCTATATGCAAATGTAACTTCAATTGCAACAAACTGATTTTGGTTACCACTATCATATTGTATTTGATTAATCGCTGTTGGAAAACATTCTCTTAATCTTACACCGTATGTAGCACTATCTCTATCGTTAAGACTATCAAACTGTCCTAACTGAAATATATCTAAAGGCGATACATACTCATCATAAAAATTAAACATACCTGTTTGATTGTTATATATGATGTTTTGCCACGCCTCAAAAAATGTTCTTAATCTTAAAAATTTATCACCTATAAATGTCGCTGTTATGTCCGTGTATTGTACCTGTGTAGGATACTTATATGGTGCACCTGCAATACGATATGGACTTGTATTAATTGTTCTACCTGGCATTGTAATGTTTGTACACATTAAAGCGACAGTTGGTGCCAGGTCTTTTTCATAAGACAATGTATCACCTAACTTTTGTCCAGTTGCACCAGATACTTCTTGTCCTGCGTCATCAGCGCCAAAGAATAATGGTGAGATTGCTTCTTTCAACGCACCACCTTTTGGTAGTTGTATGTTGACTAAAAATCTTGTGTTTCTTGCAACGCCCTCACCCTTGGCAATTGCACTTCTAAATCTATTGATTGTAGTTTCTGGATTTGCACGCTGTTTGATACGAGGATCACCTGGTATGTTATCATACTCACGCCCACGAGGGAAACCTATTCGTATATCAAATGGTCCTAATCTTTTGCCGCCTCTAAATATTGCCACTTTATTCTCCGTGATACTTTCTTCTTACTAATTTTTTTCTATTCTTCATATGTGCTTCTTCTACCAACTTCTTATTCTGTCCATAATACTTAACAGCATAACCTTCATTACACATCATAAGATTAACAGACTTACCATCTATAAACACATCACCAAGTATTCTACCAAACTTACCAGTCTCTTCACCTTTATAAGTCTTAATAGCAATCTTCTTAGCAGACTTTAACTTGTTTGTCAAGTATTTTTTTGACATAAGTCCATATTCTTTTTCTATCACATCACGGGTTCTACTTTCTGGTGTATCTATACCAAATAGTCTTACTCTACTTTTAAACATTATGTCGAAACCTAAATCTAACATAACATCTATTGTATCGCCGTCAATAATCTTTATGACTTTTGCCACACGATAACTAAAATCTGTTGGGTCTCCTAACTTTGCCATTATCCTGCAATCCTTCTACTATCTCTATGTGCCGCTGTCATACCTGCTTTCTTAAATGATTGAACTGGCATGAATATTGCAGGCGCATAATCTATTTCATCTAATCTATAAAACCCACTTGCAAACTGTGATCGTAGATAGTGTTTAATACACGGTTTGATAAGTTTAATATTTTTTAACTTTCTATAATCACCAGCAAATTTTCTTTTTGCCAATGTTTCTAACAATCTCATTCTCATTGGTATTGGTAGATAGTGAAAGTTTATGCCATAGAAACCACCTGGTGCACTATCTATAGGCATGACTAATGGAAACACATCATAGTAAGGTAAGAGTGCCGCAGTTTTAGGGTTGTATCTAAAAAAATTAAGTTGATTAAAACCTGGTGTTTTGAGTATCTTGCCCTCTCTCATCAATCGACCTGCAGATATTCTACTTGCTAATTGTGATACTTTTCTACGATACCATGTAAGAGATAATTCTCTATCACCTACATCTTGTCTTATCTTATCAAATATTGTTGCCATACTTCTATTTATGTGGTCATACTAAATAATATTATGCGAAAGATAAAGAGATTGCCTCATAAAATGTTAGTACAAGGCAAGTTTAAACCACGATTTCCACAGAAATATAAAGGCGACCCTAGTAACATAGTATTTAGGTCATCATGGGAACTCACTTGTTTTAGATACCTAGACAATAATCAAAATGTATTGAAGTGGGCAAGTGAGGAGTTTTTTGTGCCATATAAACACCCTATGACAGGCAAGATAAGTAGGTACTTTCCTGACATATGGATTAAATATAAGAATAAAGATGGCATTATAACAGAAACAGTATGGGAAGTCAAGCCAAAAAAGTACACCATACCACCACATATACCAAAACGCAAGACCAGATCATGGGCATATACCGCAGAACAATTTGTTATTAACACCGCAAAATGGAATGCAGCCAAAGAGTATTGTAAGAAACGAGGTCAAAACTTTCAGATAATAACAGAGGACCAACTAAAACATTGGTCAACTATTGCCCCACTTTAACATAAATAGTACACATGACAAGTTTAGCAGAAAAATTAAGACAAAGGTTATTTGGTCAACCATCAGCGAGTGCCTTAACAAATAGCGCACCTATTCGTAACAGCAGACAAAGTGGTTTTACAACTGACCCATTTGAAGGTACTGAACAAAACAAATACGCCTATGGCACACTTCGTTACCCAGATAATTTAGGTGAGTTTGAGTTTGGTCATTACTTACTCTTTCACATCTTTGAAATATCACAAAGTAAGTATGTAGGACCACAATCAGAAACGCAAGAAATAAATTTATCAAAGTATGGTATGGGTGGTGGTGT